TCGCGGCGGCAAGATCTAAATTCTGTGTATCTGCATCATCTCTAGCTGCACCAGCGCTGACTATAAAATCATGATCAGCATCACCGCCGGAGTTTGAAAGTATCAATCCATAAATATATCCAGTCGGATACGGAGTCTCACCAGTGACATTAAGTTCTTTTACAACACCGCCTTCAGTGATCTGAACATCATTTCCCTGATCATCTGTGTAAAATAATTCAACTATACTATCAACTGTCTTCGTCCATATACCTGCTTTTGTGCCGGATATGGTAGATGGAGCAGCCCCGAGCGGCGCATTAAATACGACCTGTTTATGTTCACCGTCGTCAGCATCACCCTCCCACATGTGATCTACTTCAAGGCGTTCACGTATAGCTTCTCTATGATCACGAACACGTGTCGCGCCTTGAGATATATTCTCAGAATCAGCTGGTGCTGCCTCAAACGCTGCATTCCAGACATTAGTAAATGAAGTCATCTGATACTCCTGATGAATGGATCTTTCCAATAATCATTCGGAGGAAATCTCACATTCATACTGTCTCCTTTAATAACCAGGTCTGGACGACTGCTATCTTCCTCGACGGCCTCCTCCCATTCTGCCCTAAAATAAGAGAAGAATCTCCCAGCCTTTTCATACTCTGAGAACTTATTATATAAATACGATACAGTCAGATGTATAAGCATATCATCTTTCCGCTTCATATCACTGAATTCTGTAAGATCAGCAACAGAGAATTGCGTTGGCCAGATGGTAAATCTCAACTCCCATGGATCGGCACTGTCTGGAATTCTCCATAACTCAAATTTATCACTCCAAGTGATATAAAATAACGGCCGCCCGCGTGCATACCACTCAGGACGTGGAATCAACTCATCAAATTGTCTGGCTGTATAACGCTCTAACTTTTGATGCGTGCCATCCGTGGCAGTTACCCTAAAAGAGTAAATTTTCCTCGGCTCAATACCGCCGCCTATATCTGTGTATGCTAAAAACTTATCAACTGTTTCATCGGCTGTGATAACAAAAGAGCCTGTTTTCACCCTCTGTAATTCTTCAAAATCGTACGAGCGAGCAATCCTGTCCTGTGACAAGTTGAGCGCCCGTACGACTAATTCATCTGTTAAGTCAGAACGATTAGCATGATGAGCTTTTATTTCAGTAATAAGCTCAGTAGCATTTAAAGCCATGCTAATCTCCTAACAGTTATGCTAAGCCAAAGGCAGTAAAGTATGCCTGGCCTACGTCAGTGTCATCAGCAACTTCGATCGCAGCGCCATCAGCACCTGCATCATAATCGAAGTAATAAGCTTTGAATGAGTTACTGGCCGCAACCCACTCAAGCAAATATCCACTGTCTGTGACACCAGCTACCACTGATATAATACTTCTGAACTGGCCGCTGATGCCAGTCAAAGCTACCAGTGTTGAATTGTAGTTAGTAACGTTTACTGTACCTGAGTACATGTATACGCCATTGACAGCATCCACCTTGACCGATCTACGGAGCAAGGAGGAGACTGTAGCTGCATAAGCTGCCATATTCTCCTCCTACCCGTTACAGCGGAAAGTCACAGATAATCTTATCTGCGCTAATATCAGTAGCGAATGCTACGATGGGATCAGTGACGAGAGCACTCACGTCTAGAGTGCCGTCAGCACCTGCTCCAACATGTGTCAGAGGTTGTCCATCGGCACCTGCTGTAGGCGAAGTAGTGAGTGTCGCCGGACCCTTGATTTGGATCCAACCGAACTCTCCATTCGCGATCACGGCTTGCAAGACACCAGCACCTAGATAAGCATCAGTTCGGTCCATTGTGACTTCACTGTTCTCATATCCACCGCTGACTGCATCACCACTTACACCATAGTAATACACCACGTTGCCGGCGACAGCAGCTACTGCACCAGCACCTTGATTGTATTTCACCCACTTATATACGTTATTGCCCTCGTTACGAATAGCACCTATGCCTTCCCTATCATAGTCCATAGTCTCAGTCAGACCAGTTGAAAAGACTTTCTTAATGCCCTTCGTAGCAGTACCTGGTTGTCTCGTAGGCATGTTAGGTCTCCTTACGCTGTATTAATGTTGAAAAGGACACCATGTACCCTGCGACGGCTGGTCACAAGATTGCCTGCCAAGATAATCTGTGCAGCACGATCATTCACCTGATCCGGGATAGGCTTCCACTCAGTCATATCAAAGAACATCATGGGATCATAGGTGAAATTCAGGAAGTTCGTGTTCAAGAAATACATCCTGGTATTTGCACAGGACGGAGACCAGATCATAGGAATGCCTTTGAACTGGATGTTTTCAAATCCAGCATCACCTAGTTTCTGGTTAACGATCCTTTTCTGTTCAAGAGTGGCGTCTTCATAGTACTCATAAGGAGTCTGACCACTGACAATGATATCAGGAGTTGCATTGCGGAGATTCTTACCGCAATCATTAAGCATGGTTCTCATTTCAACGACACCGTTGACACCGAAAGAAGAACCAGTCATATCCTTGACCTGATTACGCCACCAACTGTGAGTTGCTGCGTTGATGTTTCCAACTGTACCAGTCGTAGGATCGTCAGCGACTAGATCTTGTAAGCCCAAGAAGCTATCCGCCTCGTCTGCTTCTTTTGCAAACAACACAGATTCAAGCTTATCAGCTAGGCTATCTTTACTCTGATCCATCTTCGCCGTAGCGATACTGATAATCCTGTTACGACCTCGATTCTGCTGATCATCAACACCGAAGCGTACCATACTATCAACAAGATATCTCCAATTATAGTACGCAGTTGTCAGAAACTCATTCTCAGACAGCTGCACAGTACCGCCTCTGCCGATGAAGCCGACTCGGTCACTTTTCGCATACCGCAACGGCTCAGTCAGAAAGCGTCCACCTTGCTCTATCTTTAACTTGCCCCTGTCACGAAGCCAGAACCAAAAAGGCGTGCCGTCAAAGATCTGATCGGCAACATTACTTTTCATGTTCTGCCAAGTCGTGGTATAAAAGTTATCAAGGGCTTCTGTAAGAGATGAAACTGGCATGTTTTACTCCACGTTAGCCAACATCTTCTGTTATCACTTCAGCCATGGCTTCTTCCCAGGCTGCGTTCGCTGCATCACTTGATGTCATTTTATCTGATTTTTCGCTTTTTACCCCTGATGTCGGAGTAAGACCTCCGAACGGGCGAACATTGCTGGTTTTTTCTTTTTCTTCTTTTTCAGCTTTTTCCTTTTCAATCATTTGAACCTTTTCAGGATTTTTACTTTTTGCCAATACAAGATGGTCTTCAATAGACAAGTGCGGATTTTGCCTTACGCTTTCTGATACTTCTTCTTTGAATTGATCAAACTCAGGATGTGCAGCCCTGACTTGAGCTAACTCCCTAGACAGACGCTCTCTTTCAGTTTCGTTGCGTGTGTCGGAAATACGTTCATCAATAGGTTTAAGGATCTTCTTCAGCTCTTGGCCCATCGTATCAGTGATATGCCTAACCAAGTCTTGGCGACTCATCTTATCCAGTTCATCCTCAGATAATGCAGAGGTATGTTCTTCTTCCTCTTCTTCTTGCTTGGAGTTTCCGCTCTGATTAAATTCTGTCAGTGCAGTTTTCATGCCTTCTTGTACTGATTTATTCACAGCAGCAGGAAGGGCATTCAAGGCCTCAATCATACTTTTCACGGTTTCTTTTACTTCATCTTGCTCAGTTTTGTTATCTTCTTCAGCCATTTTTTCTCTCCTCGCTAGGGACTTGTCCTTCTTCAAGTTCTGGTTTTTCTTCCCTGTTCTTAACCAAGGAATCATGTTCTTGTTCCCTTCTTTTCTGTAGCGCTGCTCGTCTTAGCCTATTCCATTCATCCTGGATTGCATTATAAGTTCTTTGCAACTTACCAGGGTTTGCAGCAGCCCAGTTATTTATTTTTACATCTATATTATTCTCATACACGTTTACATGAAATGAGAAGAGTAGTTTCTTTTCTTCAGCTTTTTTCGGCATTAGTCAAGAACTCCTGGGGCATAGCATCCATGTCTGCGGCAAACTTCCTTGAGTTCTTTTTTGTTAGAAACATTAACAGGTTCACTGGTTATATGCTCAAAGTATCCATCAAACACTGAAGTTCCAGCAATCCTACTTATGATCTGACGGCCCATGTTTCCGCATTTACACTTTGCTGATTTCCTATCATCCATACGGCGAAAAGTCTCGAAAGTCACTCCGCACTTTGGACATTCATAGGTGTACATTGGCATCTTATCATCCTCGAAAATTCGTGTCAATCAGAATCATTGTGAGATGATGCCGCCCTGTAACTGAGTAGGTGCATTTGATGGCTGTGGGGCGGGCAGTGTAGGCTGACTTAGACCCTGACTGTTAGCCAACGCAAAGCTCTGTCCGAGGAAATTAGCAAACTGCTCAGGCTGCAAGGGATTACCAGGACTATTTCCACCGATCCCTGGGGCGGCTGGAATAATCCGCATCATGTCATCGAATGCAGTTCCTTTAAATTCAGCAAGGAGATGCTGAGTCAACTTGATTGGATCAATCAAGGGATTAGAAACCAGCAATTGATACAGAGTCATAGCTCGTTGTTCTCTAACCTGTCGTGTCTCTGGAACTCCACTATCAGGATCTATGTTTACAGCAAATGCTCCGCTTCTAAGTTGCTGTCCCTTGAATGCCACCCATACAGGCACCCCGCCCGGACCTATTACATCCACTACCTGCTCATTACCCCACAAGTCAAAGATGATTTGATGTACGCTTTCGATTATATCTACTAACATGTCAGCCATCATATCACGTCGTTCATCTACTCTGATTTCACTTGCGGCCTGGACAATATTTGCCTCAGTAGCAGTAGTATCTGCAGTTCTAGAATTAAATTCTCCGAATTGATTCCTACTGAAACCTAGACTCTCTCTCACATCCCTTGTAACACTTTCAGCAGCGACAAATAGTTCCTGAGGAATAGTGCTGCCGGTGATCAATCTTACGTCATTTACAGGACTGCCCTTAATAAAAGCTACAGCGCTCACATCTTGACTTACTAGCTTCTCAGCTTCGTCTGGTGTCATTCCTTTTTCTTTAACAATTATCTTGACCAACGTCAGACGTCGATGTTTCATTATCTGGGTTTTGATCTCATTGATTTCAAGCTGATAAGGCTCAAGGATTTTTGCATCAGGAATTCCCCAAAACACCTCATCGTCATCATTATAGATGCTTGGATAAAAAGGAAAACCGCCATAAAGCAGCATTCGATCATCATCGAAGAAGATAGTCTTATCACTGCCTTGTTTTGATGGAGCTAGGACAAATGTCTTTCCTGTTTTTTTATCTCTAACTTCATACAATTCTACCAAGTTATCTCGCATGTCAATGCGGTGATTAGTCGGAGTTTGAAATTTCCTTGTTGGCTTAATACCATTGGTATTTGTGAACCTAGGATCTGCCCTAACATCTTCTACGGGTCTAAGTATATAATGCGCTATCCATCTGGAATGCTCAAACTCACCCAGCATATTTGGAACAATGACAGTTGATGGATGTACTGCACTGAACCAAGGCATATCAGGATTTAGATCAAAATTAAACTCCAAGAGTTCACCAGATTTACCAATTGGATCAGCTTCGTCCAGAGGCACAGGTGTGTGAATACTTCCAAAGCCGAGTTTACCAAAGCTAGTGCCAAGCAAGAAGGTTTGTTGCACAATCCTTTTCATGTGCTTCTTGATCTTCATTTGCCTAAGCAATTTATTGTCAGCCCTCTCCAGAATTCTGGCAAAAGCCATGTTCAAGAACCCAGGCTTTCCTGGCATAATACTTACACGTGGATCTCTAAAGTAGATTCTTGGCACAGTAGTACGTAGCATCGTGAAGAATAAATTCACCGGCATGATGCCTGGGTCCCAATCTCCACGATACATAGCACGCCATTCCGGCCATCTGTCTTCACTGGCAAAATTCTTACGGAACAACTCACCTTGACGGATCTGATCTAGCCACCATTCCCCATCAGGGCGTTTCCTGATATATCCTTCAAGGGGCATCTATTGCACTCCTACGTTCCATAGCTTCAAGTTTTTGAATTATCTTGTCTAAGCTACGTTGAGTATGTTTAAGTCTTTCACCTTGCACTTCTTGCTTAGTATGGATCTCATCAAGCTTTTCACTCTGTTCATCTATTTTTTCTTCTATGTCAGTTTTTGTTTTTTCGAGATCACTCTTTACTTCAGCTATTTCCGATGAATTATACTTGCTATTTGCAGACATAGCTGTCCAAGAACCCGCGAGGCCTACACCTAACACTATCAAGGTAGCTATCTGTGCTAATGAGACACTTCGAGTCAGGTGCCATTGTCCGTCAACTCTAGTAGATTTTTCAGGCATGAAAGATCCTCATCTTCTTCAGAGCTTGTATATCACCTGCTACCCTTGAACCAATATCCCTGCGATATTGCATACCTAGGATTTTTATGCCGTTTATTGTTTTATAAACATCTTCTTGAGCTTTATTCAGGGTTTTTCCTTTACCTGTAACTTTAAGAACCACCCCGTCAGCAGCTGCCCATCTCATGATTTTATTTTTCTTATCCCAATAAGTATCAGTGAAATATACGTTTCTAGTTTTCAAATCTACACCCGTGACGGGCAAATCTCTATCTCGTACATCAGCATTACTATGTGGATACGGAGGGACGGAGACCCTTACAGCTATGCCGAATTCATCTCGTATGTGCATCACACTTTTGGCGCTTGTGGCTATTCCCATCAAGAACTCAGAAAGCGGATCAGTCATGAGTGTGTCAAGAGCTTCTATAGCATCATATCCGATGCGGGCTGTTACTTCTAATGCAAATATTCCATCTTGATTTACAATAGTATTCAGATCAACTGGACCTTTGTATTTAGCCGCCCGTAAGAATGGAGATAACCTTTTCAAGTTCTCGACTAGTTGGTTATTTTTCCCAGGAGCTGCCATAACTACATTACCCATACAGCCTGTGTTAGGTCCAATATTACCTTCAAGAAACCTCTTCTCTTCAAATGTATGATTAAAAGGCTTTACCCAATCAACTCCATTAAACCATCCCTCAGTGCTTACTTCCACACCATGGACTATGCGCTGCACAATCAAGGGCTGGCTGCCTTTATACTGTTCTAACGCCCACCGGTAAGTTTGTTCATCTTCACACATGTAAGTCTTTGCGGTTTCAATATTTCCACTGGGCTTAATTACAAAGCCAGGATCTTCCCAACTGTCAGCAATTTCCTCTGCATGAGACGGGGAAGAAAAGCTGAAAGTATCAGGAGTTCTTACTCCAAGCTTGTTAAATACTTGCATCTGCTTCTGTCGATCAAGCTCAAACATATCAGCTATAGGATTAAATCCTAAGTGTGGTACATTAAAATTATCAAGTGTCACAGCGTTTCTTCCAAAACCTACCATATCGGCGATTATGAAATCTGCCCAGTCACCTGCAGAAGGTCTCCAACTAGGAACCCTTTCCACCAATCCAAGCCCTGCAAATTGATAACCAGATTCTTTTATATAAAATCGTACATCGTGGCCTTCTTTTTTAATCTGGTAAGCAATCCCCAGGCCATCTCCTGATTTGCTCATAAACAGTATTTTCATTTCTTTTCTCCGTTCTTTTACAATAAGATACTACCCTAAAGACTATTCCTGGATACTCTGCTTTGACGTGCTGTTTAAGTATCTCAGCATTTTGGTCAGCTAGTATCTTACATTCAGCTGGAGTAGTGTATATGGGTTCTCCTCTGAGTTCTTGACAATCTCCTAACTTAAAACACAAGATTAGTACAACAACATACTCTGTGAACATTCTGCAGATCCCCGCAATTTTTAATCACATCTTAGTTTGCGGCCGAACTGGAAAACGCTCCCCTCTTCTTCTCATGCTGCCGATGATATTGTCCAAGCAGAAGGGGTCATTAGAAGTTTCTTCCTTCTCTCTGCTGCGTCGTGCCTCAGGGGATGCGTACATAGATGCCCTTTCCATCCCCATGTTCGCACAAGCACTAGCCATGACTTTATCATCTTTACATCCACTTTCCGCTCCAAGTGTTCCATTCTCATGTTCAATAAATGTACTTAATTCGGAACGTAAGATCTCACTATGAATAATTATATCATGTGCAAGTGCTGTACGCAAGCGGCCAATCATGATCGGCTTTGTACGTGAAGTGGTACGGAAACCCTTCTGCATTAGCGATTTATCTTCATAATCTGTGCCCGCCGTGAGCATATCATACAAGAGATAATCTGGATAATCTCTGTCACGTATTGACTTGATAGTCACAGGACCATGGTTATTTGCTTCCACGACGATAAATGCATCATTAAAGATATGTGCTAAATCTACTGCGATCTCACCCAATCTTTCTGGATCTGTTCTATCATGGGAAAACTCTGCAACTTGTTCCTGATCCTCAACGCAGAAGATTTCGATAGAAGCATCATCATTCCCTACACCGCCAGAAGGATCTATACCCATTACATAAGTACGATCTGGCAACGGGTGGGGATCAAGCACATGTAAATGTGCATCTTGTTTTTTCCAGTCCTGGGTATATATAAAATTCACACGGTGGAATATACTGCTGCCAGTGCTTTGAAAACATTCGTCAAGTGTAACAGGGTATTCTTGCTTAAACTGTCGCATATCAAAATCTAGGTCTTCAAGCTTCTGACGACGCCAAGCCAGTTGTCCGGCCTTAAGACCGTGTTCTGCTACAAGCTTATCTTCTTCAAATTCTGGGTCTAGGTTTCTCAGGATGTATTCTTCTTCTTGCTGATTCAAATACAAGTTGTATTCTGGAAATTCTAGCCAGTTAAAAAAGTGACATGTCCAATGTGATAGATTTTGGGCGGCTCTCATTACACGACGATAGTAATCATTCCCAATACCGTTGCCAGTACTTTCAATAGCTATTTCTCCGCTCTCAGGCACAGATTGAAGAAGACCAGTCATTAAGTCTTTCGCGTTCGGCCAGAAGGCGTATTCTGAGCAGTGGAGGTGCGTAATCGTATCACCCCGCCCAAACTTTCTTGATCCCGCCGTGCCAATCCAGAAAGAAGAATTCGTCTTTGGAAAGGTGATCGCTCGTAAACTGTCGCGTCCAACGATCGCCTTTGGTCCCCGTATATGCTCAAGGAAGTACTGCACCCGCGCAAGCAATCTCTGCGTTGCTTCACCCTCATGGCTAATAACGACCGCCCGGATATTCCTCTTAGATAAGCACGCCGCCGTATATCGTGCGAGGAAATAAGAAGATACACCCTCCTGCCGTGCCTTTGGAATAATGTCCCGTCCGGTAAGATTTTCATCTAAGGTTCTCTGAGTGCTGTTCAGCTTAAAAGGAATGTCATTGCTATCCTTGTCAGCTATCATAAACATGCTTTCAACGATTAGAGCTTCTGGAGTCATGCTCTTCTTCTCCTTGGTCTGATCGTCGGATGATAAGAGCCTTGCACAGCTGCTCCGGAGTAATTAAGATTTGCCGCCGTTCCACTGATTAAATATGCAGCAGATTCTGCGTTTAATTCAGACGCTTTTAGCAAAGAAACTTGTTGACCATTTAAAGTATATGATCCCGCCTCGGCATCCAACACATTAGAACTAACAAATGTTAATGTGGCTTCTTGTCCATCAAGAGTATAAATGCCAACTTCCACGTCAAGTAATGGATTGAATAGTAAGTTCGCAACTTGACCGTTCAAGATATACGTAGCAGATTCTGCATCCAGAATAGCTGAGAATTCCAATGAAGCCTGTTGACCATTTAAGGTATAACTATCTGACTCGGCGTTTAATAAAACATGATATTCAAGATTTACCTCATCACCTATAACACTGTAAACACCTGACTCAGCATTCAAAACAGCTGCGTGTAATAATGATACTTCTTGTCCACTCAGCACATAGCTTGTTGCCTCAGCTTCTAATGTTACACCAAGCAGAAGTGAGATTTCTTGGCCTGAGAGTATATACACACCGGGCTCAGCATCTAACACTGAATGCAGCTCTAAGTTTGCAACCTGACCATTGACGGTATAAGAACCCGTATCAGCAGATATTACTGTGTCATGTAAAAGTTCTGTGGTTTGCCCGCCGAGGATATAAGCACCAGCGTCTGCAGCCATAATAAGTGATAAATTTAAACCAGCGTCTGTTCCAGTAATTATATAGCTACCAGTATCAGCTATGATAACTGAATGATATTCAAGATTGACTATTTGTCCACTTAGTATGTATGCACCGACTTCAGCCGTCAAATTATAGTCTACAGTAAATGATACCTCTTGTCCGTCCAACACATACGAGGCGGCTTCTGTACTCAGGTTATAACCTGCAAGAAGATTAGCTACCTGTCCGCTTAATGTATATCCCCCTGCTTCGGCATCAATCACAGCATGTAATTCTAAACCAGCTGCTGTCCCAGTAATAGTGTAACTGCCAGCACCTGCGTCTATCGTAAATGCTCCAGCGGCGATAGTTAATGTAGGTGTTACACTGTATGTGTCAAGAACTGTATCGTCATCTAAAACTATTCTAAAGTCATAAGCTACTTCACCCGCAGCAGCAATTGATTTTATACACCACTCCATTTCTGTAAAGTCATCTGCGGAGATAGTTACAGAATCTGCTGGATTTTCATCGTCTTGAATACGACCAGCGTCGAAATCGGTCCCAGACTTTCCACCTGGGGCAGTAAGGCGGTTAGTTGTATTCTCACCGCTTGCCGCAATATTGGAACTGAGACCAAGTGTGATTTCATGTACTCTGTGTACTGTGACTTGGAAGCCCGGACTAACTTCATCAGAGTCATTTGTAACAAACAGCCATTTAGTTCCAGGAGACTGAGAACCCAGATCAGCTGTGAATTCTATTGCTGTGTCTGCCCATGACGTTATAGTTTGCTCAACTTTATTAGCCGACGCATAGGTCTGATTATCACCTAGCTCAACTTTACCTGTTCCTTGTGAAGCTTCAAACGATACGCCAGTAAGATCAATTCCGGTATCTTCATCAGAAAATTCAGACGGCGTAGAGTCAGTGATTTCTATTCCTGTATAAGGAGCAATCTCCAGGGATACCATTGCCGCTCTGTTTTGTGCAGCAAATGTTGGTTCAGGATCAATCGTAGTGCCGGATGGCACCAGTGTATCAGCAAGAGATCCTATCGTCGTGGTTGCAGCAACTTGCTCTGTCTGCTCAGTTACATTAGCCCACGTAACTGTGGTGTTGTCTCCACATCCCGCAAAAGCAACAACTGCAGACCCATCCCCAGCTGTGATAGGTGCAGTAGTCATAGGATTCGGAGTAGAGGTTGTAGTAGAATCTGTGTTAGTCTCAGGGACAGGTGTAGTCTGATCTACATTCTCATACGAGGCGGCGTGTATGGTAGCAGAGCCCGCCGCGCCGGTTACAGAGATGGTACTACTTGAAGCTGCGTCAATACCTGCTTCGTCAAGGGTAAACAGATCTACACGTTGATCTACAGAGCCTGTAGCAATAGTGCCTACTTCAGATGACATAGTCTGGCCGCCATACGTGACGGCGCTGGGAGCAGTAGCACTGGCTACTTCTTGCTGTACACCTACAATGAGGAGTCTGTTATCTCCTGCACTAACGGTATATGTATGCGTACTAGTTGAAGCAGCGGAAGTTGGTGTGTCTAATCTAGCTACATCTGCCATCAGCTTGTCGGCACATCTCGCCATTCAGCAGCAGGATCTGCCTGGCGTTTATACTGCAGCTTGAATTGTTTTGTCGCAGGGCCATCTGTCATGTCTACTTGAATCCTTAATCTAGTATTTGTATCCGGCGCTACAGTGTGATCAGTATCTTCAGACGCCGCTGCGGTGGAGCCACTTTCACTTCCATCGTCATCATAGAAACGATACCCATCCTGATCAAAGGAGCCCTGATCGTCTCCAATAAATACAACTTCATCAATACCATAATCATTATGCCAAATAGTACCACTTGCAGGAAATGTAATCTTGATACGAATACGTGTAGAGGAATGACTAATCAAGCCTGTGAGATCAACAGAACGAGACGACCATATCTGACTGCCCGCCGTAGCTACTTTATCAGCATCTCCAGAGCCGCCGAATGTGCTTCCACGCTCAACCCAACCTGCGCCATTTTCATTAGTCTCTACTACACACGTAGAGTTGTTACTATCTCCACGTTGATTCGTTTTAAACTGGACTGTGATGTCATGGATAGATGCATCCAGTGTCTGATCCAGTTCCATTGTAAAGACGTCATCTGCTGCACCTGGGCTGGTTGCCTCAGTGTATACGTAGCCATCTGGATCACCGCCTGCGCCAGATGTGGGACCTACATTAGTTGATGTTGTATCATCAGTGTCATGACACCAACGTCGGGCAGTGTTCGCAGTCTGTGGAAGTGTAGCGTCTGTAGCTACCGGATCAGACCATAGGAAGGCATCGGCATCCGACCCAGTTCTTGTATCAAATGTATAAGTTGCTGCTGCCGGATGCCGAAATGCCATTTCTATGTATCCTGATCTGCGTCTACCTGAGCTTGTAAATCTGCCTCTACAGTTATCAGATTTGAATTCAGCTGCCCAGGATTCATCCCGTCTTCAAGGCTCCAATCACTTTCTGGAGTAGGATTTACCTCAGCACGTAGACGTGTAAAGATATCATTCCTGACAATCAGTTGAGAATCCTCAGGAACTGTCACATTAACCATGGAGTTTTGTATTAGATTTTCCAGGCCCATTTCTTCGCTGTGTTTTGTCCAGCCTGATGCACCTGGGGCTATTTGTGTTCTGATGTCTTGCACCGTTTCTAAAGCCAATTCATTCAATGTCCTTCCCATTGATATTCCCTCCTCCCACTTGCATCCGAATGTGTCGGCAGCTACACTCAACACAAACGGCAATCATGATATCTGGTAAGTCTTCTCCTTTCTGATTTTTACTAGCTGTCGGAGAGCAGTAAAAGGTTGCTCTCATATTTTCAGTGTGCCGACAGCATATCTTCAGTTTCTGATTTCTCTCAAGAGTATGTGTATATTTGGCCGGAAGCATCTCCATGCCAAATGGGCCACTGTGATATATAGGCTGAACTTCAGGAAGTGGCGGACGTGAAATCGAATCCATCTCCATTCCTTTCCGTAAACTTTTCCCATTCTTTACTGAATCTTTCAGTATCTTGGATAGTAGCCGGTCTTGATTCTTCGTCCTGTCCTATCCATAGAATCACAGAGGCTTGTCTGTCTCCGGTTTTAAAAAACCTGACTTTCATATCCAGCTCCTATGCGATGGTTAAGACGCTGGCGCCAAAATCCACAGTGAAAGATTCACCATCTTGCAGAGTTAAGGCAGAGCCATAATCCCACCATGCAATTAAGGGATCTGCTGGACTTGTAGGTGTGTCATTGTCCATGACTACATATCGGAATGGACCGATGGTTCCACCGCTAGCAGTGATTGTTACATCCACTGCTGTAAGTGTCCCGGTTCCAGTAGCTTCCGTATAGTCATTCTGGATATCTTCAGGTGCAGTATATCCATTCTCATTTGTTATCTCAGCAAGATCTGCTTTGACAGTATCTGCAGATGCGGACGGCGTGGCGTTGCTGAGGTATACGTCTAACTGATGCCCAGCGGCCTGAAGTTGATGAACGCCTGTTCCAAGCCGCAATGCAAAGTCTTCAAATTTGTTATAAGCAACCATGATCAGATCTCCAATTGCTTCTGGAGTTTTTCAAGAGCCTGTGTGACTTGATCCAGTTTAGTTTGAGCAGCGCTGGTTCTTTCTTCAAACTCAGCCAGGGTTTTCTTAAGATTAAGTTCTGCCTGATCTCTGGCATTCACAGCCGCTGCACGATCTTGATGAGCTTTATCTTTTTCCTGAAGGATGATTGAAGTCTGTGTACGCCTCATCTCTTCAAGCTCATCTCGAGATTTCTGCATAGCAGCACTGTGTTGATCAGCCTCAGCTTGGTACTGCTTCCTAGCATGTTGAATATCATCTTGTTCAGCGCGCTTCTTGTTCTCAAGCCTCTCAATATCTGAGTGTAACCTTGGTAAAGCTTGTTCTGCTGCACGTACAGCTTCCAAGATTTCAACTGCATGGCTCAGGACTTCAAAAGTACCCTTGACACGCTTCGCGTGCTTAAGTGCTTCTGATGTGTTAAGATCTGGCATGATCAGTTCTTTTGAATAACGCCGCGAGCGACGATTGTCACGGTGACACTTGAACTAGATCCGCCGGAGATAGATGGACGGATCACAGCAGTGTTTTCCAGAATCTGTTCAATGGCAGCCGAGGTCGCGCTGATCGCTGAACCTTGTGGATCATTCAGACCTACGAAATTAGTTTCATCATTGCTGCCTTCAACAGTTAGAGTGGCACCACCGAAGGTACCTGCAAACTGTATACTTTTGTCTGTAAGAGACGCACAGCCACCATCCTTTGTCCATGCAACGAAGGTGTCATTCTCCGTCACATTTGCCCATGTCACTTTCATTGTTCCGTGGGCTATCTTTGCTAACACCGGTGATATCGCTACCATTAGTTATATCCCTTGATGTGGTATCTATGATTCTATTAGCACGGCTGCTTCTAGCGACCTCCCGAATCGTGTCTGCTTGAGTCCCCATAACTTCAAGCGCACGGGAGATAACATCCTCAGCAGTTTCCTTTGTGGCTTCTTGTTCATTAGTATACATCTTTTGAGTTCTAAAATACTTATCAGCCGCTTTAAGTGAGATATTATGATCCTCGCTGAGCAGGGCACCTCGGACGGCGTCAACAGCCAGGCCGCCCAGACTTTCAAGTTCCTGCATCCAAGACTGATGAAATTGTTCCAAGATGTCTTTTACTTTTGGATCTTGAAGTATATGGCATACATTCACTGCGCTGAGATCAAGCAAAGATGCAATGGTATTATTACTGTATCCTTGAAGATGCAGAGAGATAATCTGACGGTGACGGGCTGTGAGTCTCTTCACCGGCATCATTCCGGTCTTCGTCCTGACACCCATGAGTTTTTCTACAGTATACACTTCTCTGTCGTACTCAACAGGGAGTGTTCCCATTCTACGTGCCATCTTTTTTCTCTTCTTTCTTCTCTCCGTTTTTCACACGCACGTCTTCAATCTCCGCCGCCATGGATTTGAATTTCCTATCTACATCCTGACGAAGATTAAAAGCCCAAAGATCCTTCAAACTAACTTGTTCCATGGTCACTATCATTACACGGGCGGCATGAAAATGTCAATTGTTTTCCACCCACCTTCTCCCGCCCGCGCAAGCGGGAGCATTATATCTTCCGATTTTCACCTGATAACTTCCACGTAATTTTTGCGTACAACTTTGATGTATTTAGAAGATGTTCGTTTCAAATTTTTGTGTATGGGAAAAGGAGATCAAAATGCGGCGCAGGGGCCGAAAGGGGGGGTGCTAGGGGGTCATTCCTACTAACGGGAGGGAGTGAAGGTGATAATCATTCTCAACATGAGGTGCACAACGTTGGGGGCAAAAAACATGTTGACACCAGCACGTTTTTATGGTTCAATGATGATGTTGGCAGCGCGTGATGTTGTCATCAGGTTCTTTGACATTCAAATACGGAGTTGAGAAATGCGTACAATTGCACGCGGCGAAAACGCGAACATGTCGCATCACGTGGATGCGGAGAAAAGTTTGGTCACGGTCACGCATACGGTAAAGGAAAACCGTGAAACGGACGTGAGAACCGAATTGACCTGGAAGTTTGATTTCTCCAATTGTTCACAAGCTCAAATTCTGGAGCTGGCTGAACGTGCGGTTAGAATCCGTAAGCAAGCCGAATGGCGTAAGTCGGACGATCGTGACAATGAGGAGAAATGGGACAATGTGGTTTTCGACGTGGCGGAGGAAATAACCGAAACACGTAGGGTTTCCAGCCCCATGGAAAGGGCGAACAAACTTTTGGACAAGCTCACACAAGAGCAGATCGAGGAACTTTTGTCCAAGCACACAAAGTGAAATTACAGAGGGCCGTTCTTCGGGATGGCCCTCCTTTTTTGTTCACAACAAATAACTATATCTGAAACGGCGAAGACGTGAATAAGTAAGTAAATAAGTGAGTCAAAATTCGGGTGCGTGAATAAATGATATGTAATATTGTGTACGTGAAAAGATGTTTTCTAAGCAAGTTTGGATGAAAAGTATCTTTTTCGTATATTCTCAGAGTGTGTATATATGTATATATTCCTAAAATTTTTTTTTTAAACACTACAGGGAGGGGCTAAGGTGAAGGCACATAGCAAGAAGAGCTGCACAACATTGCATAACATTTATCCATGGGGGCGGAAAATTATTTACTTATTAACTTACTTATTAATGTCTTGTGTTTTTGTAAGATACGTGTGTATGCACAGTTCTTTGTGTTGTGCATGAAGACGTGAATAATATGTTTACAACTTGTTTTTGGTATGTTAATGTGTGTAATGATGTGCAGAGGATCTGCATTTCACAATCGAAAGTTTTTCCAATGAAACATGTTGGTTTACTGTCCAGAGTTCTTGAAAATTTCTGTGAGAGGGAGAACCTTGTTTTCATGTCAGCAGATGAGTTGATGTTTGAAGATGGGGTGAGTGAAGAGCAGAAAGATTGGCTCTTTCGCTTTGTCAATGTGTGGGAGGGCATGCTATGATAAGAAAGGGCAATAAGTTCTTTAAAGAACCAAAGATTCGATTTGAAGAAGGAGTACAGTTTGTAATAACTGGAAGGTCAAATCATTCTGGGTTTTTCCAGGAAACTTCATGTGATGATTGGCAAGACGCCATTGAAAATGCAAAGGTTATAATGGATAACCTTATGTGTTCAATATGTGCAGAAGAACATGAGGGGGAGTTAGTTGCAAATGTGTCAATAAGGACAGGTGTGAAAAGAGTTCCAGTTAAGGAGAAGGAGAGTTGAGATGGGATACAAGAGCAAGGATTTCGCACCGCTTCCTTCAAAGGAAGAGAACACAGCAGCCATGGATAAGTGGCTTAACAGGGCTGTTGAAATGGAGAAAGGCGGGAAGAGTGAGAAGATGATCGAACTGTGTCTTAATAAGGCGGAGGATTATCAGAACGCCGCCCTTGTCACCTAACACGACTTATCGACTGAGGAGGGTGTGTAAATGCCCTCTTCTATTGATAAGTTCAACGAAGGAAGGAGAGTGAAAATGGGATACTATATAAACCCGAAAAAGATGAGTAAAGAAGCATGGCTGCGTGAGAATGGTACGCAGATGTTTATAGATAATGTATTGGAACAAGCAGATTTTGCCAAGACCTTCCCGGTGTGTCTCGTAGATAATGGTGCATTCACAGCAGCGGGTATCTGTTACTCAGAGAATGAATTTCAGAGATTCATCGAGCCGGATGGGAGGATGAAATACCTCTTCCTATGTAAAGTGGAAGACATCATGGAGGTTTGTCCAGAGTTTAAGGGTTAACAAGGGAGAGTGAAAATGGCCAAGATTGGAATACAAGCGAACTTGCTTCGCCGAGATGGCCGGAACAAATACCATGAGTTGACACCATCCTTCGATCCGAGGGGTATAGAAGAAACGAGAAAAACTGTCTCGTTGGTTAATAATAAGCTTTTTCGTACAAAGCGGCAGAAGACTATCTGCGCCCGTGAGGCGGTAAAAGAAGAAGACGGGGCTTACAGAGCTCCAAGAACAAAATTCGTGATTGATGCAATTCTTACTGCATTAAAAAAAGGCTAGAACCATGACATCAGGTGAATGGATAGATCTGGTATTGCTCACGAGCTTGACAATCTCAATAGTTTTAATCGTCTACATCTTGAATTCTTTGGCCAAGATCTTGAAAGAAACCCTGAGAGATTTCAGAATAAACTCACGAAGAAATGACGAAGATGTATAATATACAAACAGAAATAACAGGAGAGCAGAATGAAACTCATTCGTATCAACATGCACTTTTACCAAGAAAAGAAGCATTCAAATCGCTATAGGGCAGACAACATGGATGCTGCAATTTCTGATGTGTACATTAAGAAGGATGCCGCACCAGATATTCCTCAGCACATCACTTTGACAATCGAAGAAAAGAATGATGAAGACAAGTAACTGTTTGAAATCACTAGGGTGCTGGAGCACCCCTTTTGGACATTTACAAGGTCAGCGTAATTTTTGCGCACAACTAAGGAAGAAGATATGAGTGAGATCCACATTATCTTCGATGGACCGCCAACCGCATTCGCGGCGGTCCCTGCTCACGCGGCAACGCCAGCCGTAATGAGGCTGACCCGAGGGCTCCCCACTTTAGCCGGGGATTAGGGGAGCAGGGACCACCGAGACTGCGGCGGCAAACAGCTTTCAGTCGTTAAAGGCGCCGGAGTAGCGACCGGCCCGCAGTCTCACTACTTCGGCTGTAACAAGCCGAGGGCGCTGGGAGATGCTGGGTGCCGCTGAAACGCGGTGGATCACAGTGCCAAGCATCAACGTTATGGGTGGAGGTTGGGACCAGCGCCACAGACAAAGAAAGGAGCAACGGAATGATGTGGGGGTTAAGTCATGAGTGACTGGCAGCAGCCGACTCGGCGGGCGACAGTGCCGGGGCTGGAGGCGATCCTCTATGAAGCAATCCCGGTGCTCGATCACGGCTTCGTCCGGGTGGTCGACTACATGGGTGACGATGCGGCTATTGTTCAGGCAGCGCGCGTGTCCTACGGGCGCGGCACCAAGCAAGTCAGCAAGGACGCCGGTCTCATCAACTATCTGATGCGACACCGGCACACGACGCCTTTCGAGATGTGTGAGATCAAATTCCACATCAAGCTGCCGATCTTTGTCGCACGGCAATGGATTCGCCACCGGACCGCCAACGTCAATGAATACTCCGCCCGCTATTCCGTTCTGGACAAGGAATTCTACGTCCCGGCATCCGAGCATCTGGCAGCCCAGTCAGCCAGCAATCGTCAGGGACGCGGCGCGGTGCTGCAGGGCGAGGAAGCGCAGCGGGTGCTCACGCTGCTGCGCGAGGATGCGGCGCGCTGCTACAACCACTACGAAGAAATGCTGAACGAGCGCGAGGACGGCACGGTCATCGACACGGATGCGCAGGGCCTGGCACGAGAGCTTGCGCGCATGAACCTGCCGCTCAACATCTATACCCAGTGGTACTGGAAGATAGACCTACACAACCTTCTGCATTTCTGCGCTGTGCGTTCGGACGCACACGCACAGTATGAAATACGTGCGTACTCTGAGATATTGAAGTCTATCCTCAAGCTCTGGGTGCCCCTCACATATGCTGCTTTCGAATCTCACGTCCTCAATGGGGCATGGTTGTCCAGCTGTGCCTTGGAAGCGATAAATGCAGCCCTTTCTGGAGGCGCCTTTGCAGACAAAGTAAAGCATGGTATGACGGACGGAGAGTGGGATGAGTTGGTTAATATGTTTCCAGGCCTGAGAGCGCACAGAAGACAATGGAGAGCCCAATGACTGACAGCAAGCACACGCCGGGGCCTTTCTATACCAAGGGGACAAACATTTGCGCCCAGGACGGAAGGTCTGTGGGAATTGTTACCAATGGGGATAAAAATCTAGCCAAGCTCTTCGCCGCCGCCCCTGAGACCGCAGCAGAGCGGGATAGGCTGGCTGCTAGGGTGGCGGAGTTGGAGGGGGTGCTTAGAGAGCTTGTCTCTTTGAAGCATGGGCACCCGTACCACTGTACCTGCCCGTGGTGCGAGGCCCGCGAAGTCCTCTCACTGCCCGGAGGTAAGAGCGGTGATTAAAGTTTGTTCAAACTGCGGTGTTCAGTTGAATGCTTATCATACTTGTGACCGTGAGGTCTGCGGAGAATATTGTAGAACTTGCTTTGACAGTCATCCTTGCGGTCAAGGAACTCATGAAGAAGATTGCCAGACGTTTGTGATAGAGACCACACAGCCCGGAGGTCAGAGCGATGGGTGAACAAGAAGACATGGAAGTCGCACGAATTCTTAGCCTGACAGACGAAGAGGTTTTGGCCGAGGCGGAGCGCGAGTTCGATGCCAGCAGGTCTATTGATACCATAGTTCGGTTACATCGGATGCTGATCCAGAAGGAAGCCCAGAATGCACAGCTTGTGGAGGATATGGAGAGGATAGCGAAGCTGAAGATCAGCGGCCCTCATGTGAGCGCTAAGGATGGAATGGCAACTGCGCTGGCTACTGTGGATCGGGTGCGAGACATAGCCAAGGCAGCCATCGCCGCCGCCAAGGCAGGGGGTGGGAGATGAGCTTCTGGCTAGAGCTTCACTGCGATAAATTGTGCGATGGCAAGATTGACTACATGGCAGCCTGTAGAACGCACCGTAATGACAACCCTGCTATCGGATCACTCAACACTTGCAGCGCCCTGCTTGCGACGAAGAAGCACGTAGAGAAGAGCGCTCGGAGTGGGGGCTGGAAGAAAACCAAGGATGGCTGGATATGCCCCGGATGCCAGAGGTATGGCGACAAGCCCGAGAGGGAGCGGTGATTGGTAAATCAGGCTCAACAGATGTCGGAGCTTCGCTAGCTCAAAAACTACTGAAGGAGACGGAAGGATGACACCAGTAATCATACAATCACCTAAAAGATACATATACGTTGTAGTTGTACATAATTCTGAAAATCACACAATCTACTTTTGTACAGCATCTCAGGATAATGCACTTAACTTTTCAGATGAAAGAAATGGAAAGGTATACAGAGTTTCTGTAGACAAACAAGATGATGAGCATGATGCTCTGATGAAATTTGACAAGGAAGGTGGTGAACATGTCTACGGTTGAAAAAGAAGATGTGAAGATTGAATTCTTTAATAAGAAAGAAGATGTAAAACAATATTATAGATGTACACATATGGACGATGGTCCATTTTGGAACAAAGGCGAATTCATATATATCTATATAGAATGCTGTGATATTATAAGAAATACTCCTTGCGGATTAAAAGTTGATTCTTGTGGCATAGAGAAATTAATCATCCATTCTCATATCAAAAAGTTTGCAAATGAAACAGTGGAAGAAGCTATAATATCTTATTGTGCTCGACAAAGATCATGGCATCGTAACTTACTTGTGAACTTACATTCAGTAACGACTAATCTAGATGTGATCAAAAGGTATGAAGAGGCAAAAAGCCATGCCGCGCCCAAATGAGCCACGTGGCACAGACTTCCGCACAGCACTATCTGCTGATGACGCTAAGCTTGTGAAGCAAGCTATCTGGAATGGTGAAACACAAGCGAATGTTGCAGCTCACTTCAATATATCACAGGGAACTGTTCATCGCATGGTCAAGGGACGTGCATATCACGAATTTCCTTGGCCAGATGGAACTTACGGAGCATTACCCGTTGAACGTCTTCATAGGAAGAAGGAAAGAAAACCTGATGATCTACACCTACCAGATGCAGCAGCATCTGATTCTCCGATAGGCACAGTTATTGATGATGCTATAGATAAGTATTTCCAAACTGATAATGAGACCACCCGGCAAAGAGCAATCGAAGATATGGCTGCTCAAGCTGATGCAGTCCTTGAAGACTTTATACTAGAAGACATAAAGGAAATTGACCCTACGCCGCGTAAGCCCAAGCCTGCGCCAGCCCCTGCTGAGTTAAATGACCAAGACATGTTGTCCTGGGCAGAGATCAAAGCAAATGCATCTACTAACCCTGCAGTAGTCTTAGCAATCCAAGATCAGGAGCTGAGAAAACTATTACAGGCTGTCTTCGCTATAATTCCGAAAACGGAATGGCACTCAGAGCGGGCTGAGAAAATGATCACTGATCTTGCTGTAACTCTAGGAGTGAAACTAAAATATGCTTCGTTAGGCTTAGGTATGTCACACCGTAAGCCGGGCAGGAAAAAAGGAAGTCATACAAGATGACCTTTTATAAAACTGCAGCTTATTTTACCCTCTCTGTAATCTTAGCCTACATACTGACTCATTCTTGCCTAATGGGAAACATACAAAGTCCTCCAAATCAGGGGTTGACAACTGAACCACGCCATGTCAACATGAGGCTTACACAATGATAAGGGTTTTAACCCTTTTATTTACACAAGAAAGGCGAAATAATGGCAAAAGAGAGAGTGGAAGCATCGCTTCCTAAGGAAAACAAAAGTGCAGTCCTTGAATATGACTTCGGTGGAGATCTTGAAGGTGCCCGCAAGCTATTCGGGGATGATATCGTATATGCAAACTTCCGTTCAGCGAGTGCTATCGCTCTTCAGGGACGTATGCGAAGCGTGTTGAAGAGCGACAAGGATGTCACTGTTGAGCTTGCTGATTGGAAGCCTGGAATGCGTGTTCCTGGGAAGTCCAAGCTTGAGAAAGCAGATGAAATGCTTGCAGGCCTGACGCCGGAACAAGCTGCTGATCTTCTCGCCAAGTACAAGAGTAAAAAGAAGTAGCAAACTTCATCTCATCATATTAAACACTTGGAAGAGTGTGAGATCCAGTCCCCGTCTTGCCTATCACACTCTTCCCCTTTTTGGTAATAATCCTAAGAGATATAAAAAAGACGATAACATGAAAAGATAGAATGGAGATCAACATCTGGATTATTACTGAAAAGGTGAAAGAATGAGAAAAGTTTATATCCCAAATCAAGGCGGTTACAACTATTCAGACGCAGAGCGTTTTGGGAAACTCATCTACGTCACGACAGGAAACATAAACCGTTTTGAGATAAGTTCGATATATCGGACCTTTGTCGAAGCAATGGCAGAGTCTGATAAAAATGACTTCTTCATGCCAACATCATTGTCGGTCCTCAATACTATTGGAGGGGCCGTCTTTGCTGCCAAGCATGGAAGGTTAAATCTCCTAGTTTTCAAGGATGGAAAGTATCTACCTCGTGAGCTGGATATCAACAGCCTGCTGGAATTCACTGACGATGAGGGGTAAGTCTTCTTCAGCATAGCGGCAGGAGGAGGAAATGAATCAGGAGAATGCAGTACAAAAACTGAAACAAATACAAAGTGCTTTTGAGACTGTAATGGCAAGTGGAACTGTACATCAGGAGATACAATCCTTACTAGGTGAAGGTGAGCCTTCAGGATGCCCTGGATACCTTTGGTACAAAGCTAAAGAGTGCACAAATAAGCTGGGGGAGTTCAAAGTCTTACGCTGGT